GATCTGGGATTAGCTATACTTGTTGGATGGGCAGCAGCAGAATTTTTAATCCCTCCCATTATGAAACAATGGCAACTTGATATAATGTGGGGTCCAGTAATGGCTTTCTTCATAGGCTACAGTGGATTAAGAATACTACCAAAGATAGAAGATATTATAACTACACGATTAAAGAGCGGGAAATAGGGGAAATTTATGGCAACAGAACGAAATCCATTTGAACAAATGCCACAGGAAGTATCGAATGTTATTCCTATGAATCCAGTACCTATGGAAGAGGAACAGGAAGCTACATTTGAACTTGAACCGGATGGTGGTGTAACAGTTGATTTTAGAAGTACTATTGAAATGGAAGCGGAAGCTCCCATTAAAGAATGGTATATTAATCTTGCAGAAGATCTGGACGATAACGTATTGAATGATATATCCAATGACGTTTATAATAATTATGATGCAGATAAAAATTCCCGACAGGAATGGGAATCAATGTTTGAGCGGGGCTTTGACCTATTAGGTTTAAAGATACAGGAATCTTCAGAACCATTTGAAGGTGCTTGTACTGCTGTACATCCCTTACTTGTAGAGTCAGCCGTTAAATTCCAGAGTAAAGCATCGCAGGAATTATTTCCATCGGCAGGTCCAATACGAACACAGATACTTGGTAAATCCAATCCTCAACGTGAGATGCAAGCTAATAGAGTCAAGAACTTTATGAACTATCAGCTTACGGAACAGATGCCGGAATACTTTGATGAATTTGAAAAGATGCTCTTTCATCTTCCACTTATAGGATCTGCATTCAAGAAAATTTATTACGATGCAAATCTTAAACGTCCAGTATCTGAATTTGTACCTATTGATCAGTTCTACGTATCTTACTATGCAAGTAATCTGTCGAAGGCAGATAGATATACACATGTAATTTATCGTAGTCCAATTGATCTGGCAAAGGATGTGCGTTCTGGTATATATTCCGATACGGAATTACCGGAAGCTACAAATCCAGAACCAACTGCATTTGCCTCCAAGATGGATACCATACTTGGTTTCTCTCCAACTGGAGATGCAGATCCCCAGTATGTTTTACTTGAACAACATTGTTATCTTGAAGTAGATGAATCAAATGCAGAAGAAGGAATAGCTCTTCCCTATATTGTAACAATAGAAGAGCAATCACGAAAAGTTTTATGTATTCGTAGAAATTATAAACCTGATGATCCGAACAAGGAAAAGACAAGTCACTTTGTCCACTATAGATTCGTGCCGGGGTTTGGTTTCTACGGTTTTGGCCTGATGCATTTTCTTGGTAATCTAACCATGAGTGCAACAGCAGCAATGAGAAGTCTCATTGATGCAGGTCAATTTGCGAACCTGCCGGGAGGATTCAAGGCAAAAGGCGTTAGAATGGTTGGCGACAACGATCCAATCAGCCCCGGTGAGTTTAAGGAAGTTGAATCTACAGGAATGGACTTAGCGAAGGCTATCGTTCCTCTCCCCTATAAAGAGCCTTCCCAGACCTTGTTCCAAATGTTGGGTTTTGTTACCCAAGCCGGACAGAAGTTTGCCGACAGTACAGAACAAATTGTATCGGAAGCAGCTTCCTATGGCCCTGTAGGAACAACGATGGCACTACTGGAAGCCTCCAGTAAATTCTTCTCCGCTATTCATAAGCGTCTTCACAAGGCGCAGCGAGATGAATTTAGGATCTTGGCAAGAATCGACTATGATTATCTCCCAAGTGAATATCCCTATGATGTGCCGTATGAAAGTCGGAATATTTTTAAATCCGATTTCGATGGAAGAGTGGACGTGATCCCCGTCAGCGATCCAAATATTCCATCAAATGCTCACCGCCTTATGATTGCACAAATGGCTATGCAAATGGCCCAGCAATCACCCCCCGGCATGTTCAATCTTGAAGCACTTAATAGAACAATTTTAAATGCTGCCAACATGCCCAATATGGAAGAGATACTTCCACCGAAGAAAAAGCCACAACCTCTTGATCCAATATCGGATATTATGGCTGCAACGAAGGGTGTACCTATTGCCGCCTTCCCCGGTCAGAATCATGATGCACATGTACAGGTAAAGGGAGCTTATTTACAAGATCCTCTTAATGGTAAAAATCCTGCAATGCAACGTATTAAACCAGTACTGGAAGCTAATATTCAGGAGCATATGGTTCATAAGTATCAGGAACAGGTAAATGGAGTAGCCAAGGCAACCTTGGAACAGATACCGCAACAAACTCCAGAAGTTATGGAAGCTGTAATGGCCTATGCAGCACAACAGGTATTGAATGCAAATCAGGCCACAGGACAAGTAGGATCGCCTGAACAGCAACTGGTCGTACTGGAACAGAAGAAGGTTGAACTTGAACAACATAAACTACAACTGGATGCTGCCCAGAATGCTGCCGAAGCCACACTGGATGCACAGAAACTTCAACTGGAAGAAGCCAAGTTGACCAAGGAAGCAATGGAAGCAGGACAATCTGCTGCATTCAGACAGGAGAAAGCTGATCTTGATAGAGCCAGTAAAGAAACAATGAAATCTCTGGAGTTGTTAACAAAGGTTTCATTGGAAAGTAATAAACTGGAATCACATGAATCCATGAAAACAATGGAAGAAATGATTAAAGCTGCTTTGAATGAGGAGAAACTTGAACTGGAGGATAAAGCTATACGAACAAAAGCTACAGAAAAGGCCGCTGATATTGATAAAGAAAAGCAAATAAAAATGGCCGACTTAATTATGAAACAATAAATTAGAAAGGAAATTAATATGCCTAAGTATGGAGGGGTCCACTACCCAAATGATGAAAAAGGAACAACTGATGGATATCCTACTCATGTGAAAAACGATGATCGTGGAATTACAGATGGACACCCAAAGCATGTTTCCGGTAAAGTTAAAGATCTTTATGGTAACTTTACCAATCGTTCCATTGACGATGGTGGAACTGGAAAACGAGCACGTAGAGGTGTTCTGAATGAACGTCCAGATTCTGGATGGAAATATCCTAAACCAGTACGATCATGAATCTATTTAAGAAAGTTATAGCAGATCTTGATACATCATCTTGGATTGCCTTTAGTGTTCTTGGTATTATTATATTAGTAATGGCAATAACATAATGGAAATATGGGATGAAGTAATAACAGCATATAATGAAGAATTAAATAGATTGAAAATGTTACTGGGAAACGGTACTGCGGAAAGTTATTCGCATTATCGTGAACTAGTAGGACATGTTCGTGGAATTGAATGGTCAAGAGAACTTTTTACAACTGTCGTAAAGAATCGTATATACGAAGAAGAGGAGTAAATGCAACAGGTACAACTAGGAAAAGCAATGAAGAATGATATGTGGATTACAGAGGACGAGATAAAAGATCCTAGTCCTTTACCAGAGTTACCGGGATATCATATTCTGGTAAGACCAGTAAGTATAAAAGGTATAACAAAGGGAGGTATTGTACTTCCAGATTCTACCAGAGATGATATGGCCTATCTTACTACAGTAGGAAAGGTTCTATCAATTGGAGATTTAGCTTATCAGGACGAGATAAAATTTCCCAATGGAGAATGGTGTAAAGAAGGAGACTTCGTTTGTTATGCCAAACATGCTGGTCAGAAGTTATTCTATAAATCAGTAAGATTAATACTATTATTTGATGATCAGGTGATATGTAGAGTTGAACATCCAAGAGATTTAGATCCTACATTTAATTTAGTTTCTTGATATTAGTACTTGCATCTTATCATATTTTATAGTATACTATACTTGAAACGTCAAACCGTATGCTTCGTAAGCAGCGAAAGGAATTGAAATGGCTGAAAAAAAAGAAGAGTGGACTGAGGTGGAAGCACCAAGTTCCGATGATAAAGAAAATAAGGTGGAATATGAAGTTGAGGAAGAATTAAAGACTGAAGCTCCTTCTGATACGGAACCGCCTAAAGAAGAGAAAAAAGAACCAGAGGAATTAGAGGGCATTGAAACTAAGGGTGCTCAGAAAAGAATACGACAATTAATAAAACAGAGAAAAGATCGTGATGATCAGATATCTCACCTTATAAAAAATAATGAAGAGTTGGTTGGTAAATTAAATGTACGAGAACAGGAATTTACCAATATTAGTAAATTAAATTTAGATGCTAATGAAAAGCAGATTACAGATAAACTTGAACTTGCCAGAGCTGCCTATAAATCAGCTCATGCAGATGGAGATGCAGAAAAGATTTTACAAGCACAGGAATTTTTAAATGAAGCTCAAAGTGATTTAAAATCTGTTAGTGCTACAAAAGTTCAATTTGATAATGTACAACCTTCTGAACCACAGCAAGTACAACAACCAGTACAGCAGCAAGATATTGCTGATCCAAGAGCTATAGAATGGTCACAAAAGCCAGAAAATAACTGGTTTGGTAAAGACAGGGTAATGACTGCCGCTGCTCTTGCTGTAGATGCAGAATTAAAAGAAGAAGGGTTTGATCCAAGTGATCCAGAATTTTATAATGAAGTTGACAACAGGATTAAGGAAGCATTTCCACAAAAATTTAACAATCCTGTCAATCAAAGTTCGGTGCAGGAACAACCGTCTAAACCTGCTCAAGTGGTAGCTGGAGCGTCACGTTCCACTCCAAGTCCCGGTAAAGTAAAGCTGACAAAAGAAGATGTAAGGCTTGCTCAAAATTGGGGCATACCACTTGAACAATATGCTGCGGAAAAGCTAAAGGTAGAAAATGCCGATGGTGGATACACAGCAATTAAAACGTAACGTGGAGGAGAAATTATGACACGTATTGAAGAATCACGTAATTCTAAATTAAGGGAGACTGAAACCAGAGAAGAAACAGAGTACGTCTTTGAAGAGCCAAACGCAACTCATATACCTCGTAGAGTTGAAGAAAGATTTAATCAACAGGATATATCTCTTGGTTGGTTAAGAATCCTTCTTAATGGTCAGGATGACTATCAAGAAATTGGTAAGAAACAACAGCAAGGATGGGAATTTGTTACTCCTGAAGAGGTTCCTGAAATGGGAGCAACTTCTGTCGTGAGAGAAGAAGGTCGCTATGCTGGAGTTGTCAGTCGTGGAGACATAGCATTAGGAAAAATTCCTACTGTTAAGCTAGAGGCTAAACGTCGCCATTATAGGAATAAGGCAAATGAGATGTTGGAGGCCGTTAATTCTCAATTAATGAACTCTTCTAATTCCAAGATGCCCATTTCCAATAATAGCAAATCGAGAACATTTAAAGGACGAACTCCTACGTTTCAGGATTAGTTCTTAATTGGAAGGAGAATTATTATGTCAAGTACACGAGCGTTACGTGGCTTCCTTCCTGCTCGAAAAAAGGGTATGAACTATAATACTGGTGGAACAACTACTTTAATTTCACCTACTGCTATAGCTCGTGCTCCCAAGAAACTGTATACTGGTGACTTGATACTTATTGATGCAAGTGGCACCATTGCTG